TTTTTACTGACTGTATCGCTTTGCAAAAAGGACATTCTGGAGATCGGCACGTGTATTCGCTGGATCCTTTGTCCAGACACGTTGCTTTTCGAGGCCATACTGAGTAGGGAAATCGAATGGTTTCTCAGTCCAGTACCTATTGAAAACTGTTGTACTCTGGGGACGGAGCACATCGTCCGTCGCCACAATCTCGGTGAGGAGTGGAACCAAAGGTCCTTTTTCCTGAAGCATACGAAGACCTGGCTGAAGCAGAGGCATTCTTAATTACTATTTAGAAAGAATTTACTTGGGTCGTGCGGTCAAAGACAGATCGCTGCTGCACACGCTCAATTGCGCGAGAGCTCTTGTCTGGGTCACAAGCTCCGGGCGTGTCGCGGCACATTGGCGCGAATCGATCTCCATAGGCTGCGGTTGTAAATGCATCGATATCATTGGGAATTGTTGTCGATGCGACTGTGTAAAAGTTGCGTTCGGCATCTCTCTGGCGTTCAAAAGGATGAATTACGTCCCACTGTTTTTGAACCTCATTCCGGACAGTCGGGTAATATCCGGCAGATGGGCGGTCTGGGTTATCCTGGTAATCAGTCACCAACACATTTCCCATTGGATTGTCAAATGTAGGCATAGTCACGCCGCGCATAGCCCGGCCGTCGCTCGTCACAACCTGAGCACGGCCTTCCTGGATCATACCCGAACGATACAACAGATAAAGAATGGCCAGTACGAGAGCCGCTAGGGCAAAAATACGTGAATCCCTCTTTATTAAATATATGATAACTGTCGTGTAAAGTATAAACCTGGTCGTGGAATAAATACGTTCCTCTGCGGTCTGTCTGGCTGATGGCCAGAACTTTAGGAGTTGATCATTTCGGAACAATTGGCGAATGTCCATTAATAGTATTACTTATTTTTCTTCTTGCCAGGCTGAGGAAGTGCGTTGACGTTACCGAGCATACCCATGAGCGCCCCCATCATAGCATCCTCATCAATCTTACCTTCGAGCTGCTGAGCGATATTCTCAATCGCACTTGCAGTCTCTGGGGGAATCATCGAAATAAGAGAGCCTAGAACATATAGATTGTTAAGGTACGACCAGATGACATTCTTTGTATTGGCCGAAAGAGTGGGCCAGTACTTGGCCAGACTGGTCTCGACCAGGATTGGAATATCCTTTTCGTGCTCAAGGAAAAACGCCTCGTCGCGCTTGGTAACATACGAAGAGTACTGGCTCATCTGAGCCATATAGGTCTTGAGAGGCAGACGCTCATTGGTCATCTTGCCAATCTCAAAAGACTCCTGGTAACTCTTCATAGCTTTCTCATCTGGAAAGGTCTTCACGAGCTCATCGAGGAACTCCCCCATGAGGTCATTGAAAGCGCCGACTGTAGTCATTATGAATTTATAGTGTTTTTTGTTTCTAAGCCTCAAAAAGGCTCGGTCAACAATGCTTCATTTTTTGCTCCTCCTGCAGAAACAATAAAGTAGACTAGAATACCGTTTAGAACTGCTGGCTTGATAAAATATGAATTTGGAAGTCCGCTCTGGTTGTTAAGTTTAGCTTTGAGGTAGATGTAAAGTGCTGTGACGATCGCAGCGACCATTGCTGCAAAAAGTGGATCTTTCAAGTCCATTACATCTTATTCAGGTTTTTTTAAACAGACTTTTCTTCTGAGTGATTCAGGCATAAATGGCCTCATGATATTCATCGTAAACTGAACTATCCAGTAAGGATTCATGACTATGACCTTTTGAAGGTTATCAAGGTACCGGGTAGTTATGAGTGACGTGATACCAATAGCCACATTCAACTCTACGAGGTGTTTGAGTGTAAAGCCCTTACAGTCAAATACCCATATCCAGGGTTTGCCGTCGCCTATACGTTCCTCGAACGTATCTTTGTAGTGGCTCATGATACCTTCATAGTCGTTGTACTTTTTGGCATCGGCCGGACACGTATAAAAGATGACCACTCCATCAATTTCCCCTATTTCTTTGAGTGAGTGGCTTCCAGGTTCCGCTTCACACACTGCACATCTCATGCTTCTGGAGCCATGTTTTTGTTTTCGGCACTCTCAGGCGCCTCGGGGAAAAGGTCATCAGAAACTGGCGGCTGAGCAGGCCCTGGTACTGCTGGTGTAATTGGGATATTCTTCACCTCGCCATCGACCGGAGGAATCTCTGGAATCTCCGGTGGTGTCATCTGGGGCTCGGGCTCCATCTCGGGCTCGGGTTCGGGTTCTGGTTCCGGGTCAGCCTCATCAAAGTGGAACGAGTCAGAGTCCTCATTCATCAAGTTGATGAGAATCTCGTGCATGGGAATCTGAGAGTCCATAGCATCCTTGATACAGACCGAAAACCGACCCGTGAGGTCAGCCTCGCGATCGTACTCGGACACATTCTTCATGAAAATCTTGGGATCCTTGTAGAGTTCCTGAGCGGCTTTCTTGTAGCACTCGTGAACAAAGTCCTCGGGTACCAAGGGCTTGATATGAATCTTGCGACGCTCGCCAGTCAGACGCACGGACAACATAATCTTGATGAAGGAGACGTGGGTGATGTTTATGAGCCGACCAAACATTGGAAACTCCTTGGTAATCTCAGCCGTCTTTTCCTTCACGATATTGTTGTTCCAGTTTGGAATTTCGCGCAGGAGCTTTTGGAACTGGATCAAGGGCTGGTACCCCTTGCACATAGTCTCCGCATCGACGTACAACTGATAAAATGACAAATTCATGTGCGGAATCATAACACTGCAGAGCTTGTACAGAAACTCGCGCTTTGCTTCGACGAGAGAATCCATTTCTATTTGATTACTTTTTCTTTGCCCTGATTTCACACGCCACCTTTTTAAGATTTACAAGGGTCGGAAGAGACCCGGGGTCCTCTTCGTGTACGGTTGTCTGTTTGGACTTTTTGAGTACCCAGGTTACGTACATATTAGGGCCACCTAGTTCCTGGACAGTGTATCCGAGCAGCCGGAGTTGTCTGGCTATGTACGCGGTCGCAAAGTTAACATCATACATAGGGTATCCTATAACAAGAGCGGGAACTGATAAGAAAACTTGAGGATCGCCAACTTCCACGGCGTACCGAATTTTCTTATCAAACTGTTTGAGAATTTCACGAAAAGTCTCTTTCCGAACTCGATCTTTTTCGGACTTTATTTTTTGGATGTCTTTGATGGACAACATCCCTACTTTATCGACTTGAGAGTTTCTAGAACTGATGCACGCACATCCTTGAACTTGGCATATACGTCGGGCTTGAAAGCCTGGAATGGCCCGTTGCGGTCAGGCTGGACTTGTTCAGTCATCGAAATGATATCAACCTTACCGTCATTCAGACGACCAACCACATCGTACTGAATTCCAAAGAAACCGCGTAGGTTGATGAAAAGCATGCGGGCATTTACTGTACCATCGGGATTCTGGGTGATGAAGATTGTTTCTATGGGGAAAATCTCGGGATTCTTTGCCCGGATTGTGTTGGCCATGGTCTGGATGACTCCCGCTGGGACTTGAGTCTCTGACTTTGGCCCGATGTATGGATCCCGGTCCCTCCATACAAGCAGGGCGAGGACTGCTGCCGCTCCAAGCAAGAGTACGTTACTCATTACTCTTACGCGTTAAATTTTTTTTAGAGAAATACTCATTAGTCTTAATGGCCACGCTGGTATATTCAGACCGATGTGTGCATAGCATGGAAATTATAAAATTCATACAAGCAACTCCAGCGCTGAAGCCCCTTTTAAGGTTTCATAACATAACAAAGCAGGGGATACCTAGCAAGTCAATCACAAGAGTCCCGACTCTCGTCACGGAGGACAAAAAGCTACTGGTCGGTGGTGAAGTCAAGCAATGGCTCATATCTATGATGCCTTGTGACTTTTCGGAGTTTGAGGGCTGGGGGCCAATGACTGCCAATATTGACAATTCTGAGCCTGACCTATTCTTCAGTCTCGACTCGTACGGAGAATCTCTCAAACCGAACATTAGCCCAGAACTTCAAGCTCGCATAGATGCAAATGTAAGTGACTCATATGCTTCCTTGCCAAAACCTACATAAACATTTCAGACACATCTTTAGTAATGAGACTTCGAACCATCCAGGCCGTAGCCATCAAGAGTGTATTCGAAGTCCTGAAGGATATCATCAATGACGTGAATTTGTATTTTGACGAAAACGGAGTTCACGTCATCGCGCTTGATATTGCACGCACAGCTCTAGTCCACATGACTCTTGCGGCGGAAAACTTTGAAGAGTACGAGTGTAGTGTCAAGGTGATTGCTGGTATGAATATGGCCAATACGTACAAGCTGCTCAAATCGGTCACAAATAACGACACACTCGAGATGAAAATCTCCAACGGAGAGACCCTCGAGCTGATTGTGCACAACCAGTCCAAAAAGTCATTCTCAAAGTTTAACCTAAAGCTCCTTGACATTGACGAGGACCTGCTTGAGAGCCCGGACCTTGACACGGATGTCATCACCACCATCCCTTCGGTCGACTTTCAGAGAATCTGTAGGGACATGGGCAACTTGGCCGATGATATTAACATCTTTCGCGACAATAACGTCCTTGAGCTGAGCTGCAGGGGTGACTTTGCGGACCAAAGTACATCGATCGAGTGTCCAGAGAATATCAACAAGAGAATCGGAAATACTTTCAGTCTCAAGTACATCAACTTGTTCACAAAGGCGACGGGTATGTGCAGCAGTGTCCAGATTCTGCAAAACTCTGCGGACGATACACTTCCAATCATCTTGCGTTACACGATAGCAAACCTGGGTGACATGAAATTCTACCTGTCCTCAAAAACTGTCGACGAGATTTAAAGATAGTGTTATAAAAAAATACATGGAGGCTGCATATCAGAATAAGATTAAGGAATTATCAGAAGACCCCGAAAGCATGATTGAATACATGCTTTCGGCGGCTCCTTTCATCAAGGAATATTACACGGACCGTAAGGTTGAAGATACGGGTCAAAAGAGCTCTTTATTTAAGAGCCGAAAGACCGGCATCCAACGAAAGGACATTTACGAAAAGTACATGTCGACCGTTGAAAATGAAACGATCGGGCCGTCAAAAGCATCGCTCGTTATCGTTCCGTGTGCACAGTGTGGTTCCATAGACTTTTTCATAGATTCGGTCGTGAGTGACGAAATCTGTAGAGAGTGTGGTATAACAAGGTATGTACAGTGTGACGAGGTTGGTTTCAAGGAGGAGCAGGAGATTGAAAAGAACATAATATACACATACAAGCGCGAGAATCATTTCAATGAATGGGTCGCGCAATTCCAAGCAAAGGAATCCACTAATGTACCGAACGAGGTGATAGAACAGATCCGCTCCGAGTTTAAAAAGCAAAAGATCAAGGATGTCTCGGAGATTACACATGCAAAAGTAAGGGCTCTGTTGAAGAAATTGAATATGAATAAGTACTATGAGCACGTTCCGTACATTACTACAATCCTCAACGGAATAAAACCACCCACAATGAATCAGGCTCTTGAAGACCGACTCAGACTTATGTTTCACCACATCCAAAAGCCATTCGAAAAACATCGACCCCAAGACCGTAAAAACTTTTTGAGTTATTCTTACGTCTTGTACAAGTTTTGTGAGCTTTTGGGCGAGGATGACTACCTGCCGTGTTTTCAACTTTTAAAATCAAAGGAAAAGCTTTACAAACAAGACCAGATTTGGAAGAAAATCTGTCAAGAGCTTTCTTGGGAGTACATCAAGACGATTTAGCCCGAGCACATTACGCAGCCCTCTTCCATACGACAGACCGGTCCGTTTGTCGACCCATACTTGCTTGGATCCAGAGTAAACTGGACCGGCTTGGCCTTTGGACGCGTACGCAGATAGTACATGCCCGTCTTAAGTCCGAGCTTCCACCCGTACATGTGAATACTCGACAACTTGGAGGTTGTTGCGCTCTCGACGAATAGATTCATAGACTGAGACTGGTCTATAAATGGCCCGCGATCAGCCGCCATATCCATAATGGTCCGAGGCGAAATCTCCCATGCGGTCCGATAAATCTCTTTCAGATTGTCTGGTATGTCCAGTTGCTGGACCGAGCCCCCGTTTGCTATGATGTTATCCTTGATGTCCTTGTTCCACTTGTCAATCTTGCGCAGGTCCTTTACCAGGTGCTTGTTAATCATAACAAACTCACCGGCCAGGGTCCTTCGCAGGTACAGATTGGTCGTGTAGGGCTCAAAGGCTTCATTGTTGCCCATAATCTGGGCGGTCGAAGCAGTCGGCATAGGTGCGACGAGCAATGAGTTCCGAAGGCCGTACTCTTTGATGTGCTTTCTGAGTGTACTAAACTCAAAGTATGGTTTGACTCCCCACATATCAAACTGGAGGATCCCCTCAGACGCGGGAGATCCCTTGAAGGTTTCATATGGACCCTCCTCCTTGGCAATCCAACACGACTCTGCAAGTGCCCCAAAGTAGATTTGTGTAAAGATCTCCTTGTTCAGCTGTCGTGCCGCGGGTGAATCGAAAGGCAAACCCATAATCTGAAACACATCTGCAAGACCCTGCACGCCTATGGCAATTGGTCGGTGACGCATATTTGACTTTTGGGCCTCCTTGGTCGGGTAGAAATTCTTGTCAATTACTCGGTTGAGGTTTCGAGTCACGACCCGGGTAACCTCGGACAGTTTCATCATGTCAAACTCCATAGTACCACTTGTCCCGTCTTGTGCTCCCCACGAAGTCTCTCTCAGAAACGAAGGCAGGCAAATACTTGCGAGGTTGCATACGGCCGTCTCATCCTTGTCTGTGTACTCGACAATCTCACAGCACAGGTTGCTCGACTTGATTGTCCCCAGATTCTTCTGGTTCGACTTTTTGTTGACTGAGTCCTTGTATAGCATATATGGCGTACCGGTCTCGACCTGGCTCTTGATGAGGGCGTTCCAGACATCCCGGGCCTTTACGGCTCGCTTGAAACGACCCTGTGCCACATAGGTCCGGTATAGCTCGTTAAACTCTTCGCCATAGACATCGGCCAGACCAGGAGACTCGTTGGGGCACATAAGGTGCCACTCTTCGTCAGCCTCGACCTTTTCCATAAATAGGTCCGGGATCCAAAGAGCCGTAAAGAGGTCACGACACCGTGACTCTTCGTCGCCCTGGTTCAGACGCAGCTCCAAAAACTCAATAATGTCTGCGTGCCAAGGCTCAAGGTACACAGCTATGGAGCCCTTGCGCCGACCACCCTGGTTCACGTACCGGGCAGTATTGTTGAAGACTCGGAGCATAGGGATGATTCCGTCCGACGTTCCGTTGGTGCCACGAATCTTGGCACCTGAAGCCCGGACATTATGGATATGCATACCGATACCACCCGACCACTTTGAAATCTGGGCACAATCCTTCATTGTGTCGTAGATTCCTTCGAGCGAGTCATCCTTCATGGCCAGCAAGAAACAACTCGACATTTGGGCACGCTTCGCGCCCGCATTGAACAGTGTAGGGGTCGCGTGCGTAAAATACATCTGAGACATGAGGTTGTAACTCTCACGGACTCGCATGTAGTCGTCCCCGTGGATACCAAACGCAACACGCATAAACATATACTGGGGCGTTTCACCCTGGTTCAGGTACATCTTTTGCAGAGTCTTGATACCAAAGTAGCCAAAGTTATAGTCGCGCGAATGATCTATCCACGAATCAGCATCCAAAGAGAGACTCTTCATAAACTCATCCGAAACGACGCCCCGGCTATAAAGTCCGAGCATCGATTCAGAGAAACACTTGGGGCTGGTCTTCTGCATATTACTCACGACTATGCGAGTCGCGAGAGTTTCATAATCTGGGTGTTCAGTAATCATATGAATAGCCACATCGGCTGAAATTTCGTCAATCTGGGTTGTTGTTATACCGTCAAACATATCAGAAAAAACCTTCTGGGCAACCTTGTCCGCCTGGACAGAGAGCCCCTTGCAAAGTCCCTGTATGCGTTTAGTTACCTTATCAAACAGCATCTCTTGTTCCTCTCCATTCCTCTTGATCACCCTCATTGTGTTAACAGTGTGGTATTTTTTTATACCTATAAAGTAAATGGCCCAGCCAGCTGCTACACCGGTTTCGACCGCATTTCGTTCAGTGATGAATCAAGAGCGCCTGCAATTTATGATTCGGGACAAGGTCAAGGAGATGACTGGGTACTCGATCGATCGTCAGGATGAGAGTGATCTTCGGGCTCTCATGGGTAAGGTGTTTACGAATATGGTCGGTGACCCTTACCGCGATATTCAGGGCCAGGTGGACCGAATGAATACTCAGGTTGTGAACGAGGCCTCTCAGACTATATCCATCGGTCTAGCTCAGCGCCTCAAATTTTTGAGCGAGGTGAACAAGCAGCCTGTTCCTTTGCCCGTGCCTTTGTCCACGACTACATATGGCCAGAAGTTGCCTGGAAACTTTAAAATTGGGTTTTAAAGATATGACTCGCTAGATATACAATGACGAGTACAATGAATCAGTGCAAGACTGATACTCAGGAACTGTGTAAGGTTAAAGGGTGGGACAAATCATCCATAAGTACGGTATGGCTACTATTTACCGAAGAGGTCGGCGAACTCGCTTCGGCCATAAGACAGTATCAACGAAACTACAAAAAGACCGGGCTCAAAAAGGACCGGGGAATAGATGTCACTATGGAGATGGGTGACGTATTTAGTTATCTCTTTCAGTTGGCCGCAATGTTGAATGTAGACCTAGATGAAATGTGGGAGCGCCACACGGAAAAGGTCAGGGCCAAGATGTACAAAGAGGATACAAAAAAAACTTAACAAGTATTAGAAATGGATGACTTCATCCAAATGAATAGGATCAATACACAGGCGATCCCTGGTCCCAACTTTGCTCCAGGTGTGACCAAGGATGGAGGCGGGCTTGTTGCACCAGTCGGTGGCTGGACAGCCCCTATCGAGGAAGCCCCAGAACCAGAAGAGCGCCCGGATGTCGGCTATCACCCTATGGAGGTGAACATGTCTGGTCCTATGTGGAATCAGACCCGTGAGGCTCGTCCGGCAGTTCAGGGCTGGCCAACTCGCTGGCCGCGCCGCCGTATGCAGTTTGACAAGGGTGTCACGATTATCGAGGCACCTTCTGGTCAGATAAAGACTGGTTCTACGGGAACTGACATTATTTTTATGATTGCTGGCGCGATCCTAATTGCGTATGCTATTTCTGCTAGAACATAGCAACCTTTCGAGGTTTCTCAAAATGAAGCTGCTTTTCTAGTAGCAAACGCTTTTTGTCTTTCGCTTCGCCTAAGTTCGGGCACTTGTGCTCTTCCAACAGGATACACCCCGTGCACAGAGTCTGATTCAGACACTCTTTGCACTGGAGCAATATCGACGTCTTTTTCTTGCAGTGGCTGCAGCCCATCTTCCTTGTGGTACATTCGGTCGTCGTCTCTAAACTCCGATAGGCCGTGAGCACGTCCATATAATACTCTGTCCCATAATTCTTTCATCACGGGTAATTTCTCGGCAAACCAGAGTCGGTCTCTCTTCATATTAACAACCACGAGTTCCTCTGGTTCGGGGCGGTATTGTATGAAATCACACTCTTCGAGATTGAGCACATCCAAAAGGACCTGTACCTGCGCGACATAGTGCTTGGGGCATTCTTTCTTCAATCTATTTTTAGGGTTTGGGCATTTAATCTCAATCAACTTACCAGACTCTGTTATTCCATCGGCCGAGCCCCCGAGCCACTTGTGCACGGGGTGCTGAACGAGCCCAATTTCGTGGACCACCTCTCCATAACGTTCTGCGTAGAGATCACGTGCGACCGGCTCGTACTTTTGACCCCACTCGGTCCGCTCATTCCCCTTGAACGTATTGAGCTGTGGATACACCTTGTGTAGAATAAGCACTTCGGGTGGCTTGAAAAAGTTATCCCCAATGGCAGAAGCACAATCACTGGCGGTCAGCATTGTGTTTCTGAGTCTGTACCAGTTGTCAGATCTCTGGTCATCATAGTTTTGTTGTAGCAGCTCCGCGATCCTCGGGTGCATACTTACATCACACGAGGTTAAACTCTTTAGTTGCGTTGCTTTTGGGAATATGGAGTTTCATAGTTTTCAGAGCTATAGCAGCTGCATTTTGTTCAGCTTGTTTCTTGGTTGTCGCAAACCCGCACCCACACTCAAGGTCATCGATAAGCAGGGTGATATGGAAGGTACCGTTGTGGTGGCCGTCCGTCCGGTACTCAATCTTGACCTGTTTCTCTTGGGCCTGTGACCAGCGCATAAGCTGATCCTTGTAGTTGTCATCGTCCGAGAATGAGATATTCACCTTGTTGAGCAAGTCGAGGACAAACTTTTTGGCGTGAATCATACCAATGTCCAGATAGATGGCACCGATAAGCGCCTCGAGACAATCCTCGAGAATCTTGGGGTTGTGGTTCCACTTTTTGCTCATTCCCTTATCATCCATAAGTATCCATTCGTAAAGTCTGAGGCACTTGGCAATTTCGGACAGTGTTTTGCCTCGGACGATTTTGGTTCGGGCCTGGGTGAGGAATCCCTCTTGGTGCTGCTCAAATTTATCAAAGAGGTACCTTGTGATGACAAAACCCAGTACAGAGTCTCCCATAAACTCAAGAGTCTCGTACGACCCATCCACAATATACTTTTTACTAGCAGATTTATGTGTAAAAGCGCGCCGGTACAAAGATAAGTTGTTCACCTTTGTACCGACGAGCGCCTCCAACTTTGCACGGTCCAGCTCGGGGGCCGGAACGAGCGAAACAGAAGACTCCTCGTCACTTGACATATTTGTTATATATTATTACACCATATTTTTTAAGTCCCTTGTAATTCAAGCCTTGGGTGCAGCTGGCTTCTTGACAGTTGGCTTCTTGGGTGCAGCTGGTGTCTCCTCGACCTTCTTGGGTGCAGCCTCCTTCTTGGGCTCGACAACCGTCTTGACGTAGTGTGGGTTGATATACTTCTGGATATTCAGGAAGGTAATCTGGATACCCTCGGGAGGGTTCAGCAGATCCTTCAGTGTGGCATCAAGCGAAATAAGCTGACCAGCCTTGAGACCCTTCTCGGTCACATACTCGTTCAGCCTCTTGGTCACCTGGGAGCGTGAAATCAGCTCACCGGGTGCCAGCTTCAGGAAAGTGCGCAGCTTGTCCGTAACCTCCAGAGGCTTGTTGAAACCATTGTTGGCCACACGATTCTTGCTCTTCTCGCCAGTGGGGTCCTCAATGTAAGCCTTGATCTTTCGCACGTCCTTGCGCAGGGACTTCAGCTCAGCCAGGAGGCTCTCAAGGGTAACGGGGGTAGTGGTAGTGGATGCCATTTCTACTATACTATAGCCTCGAGTCTTTAAGTAAATTATATTGGTTACTTTTAATGGTGTTGACCAGGATAGTCCTCTTGGTGATGGCCAGTGCTCTGTTGGTCACTTCGTATCTGGCTATGAAGTACTATAGGGACACTGAGAGGGAGCCAGGGAAGTACATGAGGCGATTCTTGTACATTAGCATCTTCGGCTCTTCGTTACTCATAGTCGCCGCGGGCTTTCAGTTTCTCTTTGCTCTAGCTGTAGCGGTCGTTCTGACACCTCTCATCATGTGGTACATGAAAGGGGGTCAACCGGTCAAAAAAATAAAAGCACTGTACTCAACACTACCAGAAACAGTAAGACAGCCATTAATGAAATCAGTTGACGAGGTGTCTGGGAATCTTGGAAGTAAGCCTTGACCTTTTCAAAAGGTGCGCCAGGCAGTATACTGGGATCCTCGATGACTGTGGCTGTCATAAGCTCATTTCCTATACGTAGGGGCTCGTTCTGTAGGGGTTTGTTTGTACGGGCTGTGAGAATAGTCATTGGCTGGATTGTCTTTCCAGAACAATCCACCTTACAGCAGCCGGGATTGCATGAATATACAAAACCATTTTCGAGCCGTCCGCATATCTTTGTCAGGGGGTTTGAATCGCTTGACATGCACTGACAACCTTCACATGCCATTTATATATGTGCGGAAAAGAATCCGTTAAAGATTGTTTTGCAGTTGTATAATGGAGTACAGTCAGCCCGTGAAGATTCCAGACGGCCGTTACTATATCAAGGTGACCAAGGGTGGTGAACGTGTGTTTTACCAGCTGAACAAGCTAAAGCTTGTGGATGACTCTCTCTTGGCGACCAAGAATCTGACGTTTACACTTCCAGAGAATGCGTGCGATATTTTGTCAGCCGTTGAGCATGAGCTGTTGTCTCAGGCGGTCGCTAGCAAGCTCGAGTGGTTCGGCAAGGAGATTGCTGATGAGACAATCACCAAGGCTTACCAGAGTGCGGTCGAGGGTAACACATTCCAGGCGCCTTTGGCTACAGTGAATGGCCAGGTTGTTGTTGCGGCCTATGATTCCAAGAAAGAGGCTGTTCAGCTGGACCAGATCCAGAAGGATGCAGTTGTTGATGTACTGGTTGAGTTGTCAGGATTGTGGTTCCTTAAAAAGTCATTCGGGCCCATCTTCCGTCTTGCTCAGATCCGCGTGCCCAATCAGTCGGCCCCTCGGAAGACTTTTCCGACCCAGTACCTTTTCGATGATGCTCAGGATGAAGTCGAGGAGAGCGAGTCTCCGACTGATTACTTGGACTAAATTTTTTGTCACCATCTATTAATAAATGGCATTCGATTGGAAGAAAGCACTGATCGCGGCCCTGGTAGTATACGCTGTGTACCACTTTTTCTTTCGCAAGACCAGCGGCTACAAGCTGAATGACCTTGACGTGAGCCGGTCCGGTAACTATGGTACAGGTCCAGCAGCCGCCGGATATATGTCCATGGCTGATTACAGCTCCGAGTTCCCAGGTGGCGAGAAGTTGGGTGAGTTTACCCCAGACAAGATTCTGGCCGGCCAGAACTTTTTGGACCCACGCAGCCAGATTGGTTACCCAGAGACAATTGGCGGCAACCTGCGTAACGCAAACCGTCAGGAGCGGAGCGAGCCCCCCAACCCCCGTGCACCCGTCTCCATCTGGAACCAGTCCACGATCCCACCAGATGTTATGCGCCCAGCCTTTGAAATTGGATCGGGTGAGTATTAAAGATAAAAAAAGCTGTGTTCACACTAAATGGCTGAAGATATGAAACGTGCCATGGGCGAGTGGATCGAGCTCAAGAAAAACCTCACAGAGGCCCGTAAGGACCTTTCCACCCTCAACAAGCGTGAAAAGGAGCTTCGTAAGTACATTCAAAGTTTTATGGTTCAGAATGAAGTTGATACAGTAAAGTATGATGCGGCAAAAGTTTCAGTCAAGACGACCAAAAAGACGGCACCCCTTACAAAGGAGAATCTGAAAAAGGGTCTGCTTGTGTTTTTCGAGGATGATGAGACCAGGGCGGACGCTTGCTTTGAGGCCATCATGGATAACCTGCCCAAGACTGAGTCCAAGTCTATTACCGTTAGTGGCCTAAAGAAAACGGGCACTAATTAAGTAGAGACGAGTTATACGTATGGGTATCTTGAACGAATACTACGAAGACGCATTCAATGGCGAGGATGTCATCGAGGATCAGGAACTCGATGAGGAACCTGAGCCGCTCGATCCCCAGAGTTGGATGGATTGGAACTCAGAGCACCTCCTCAACATGTGGATGAGTCTTCGGCAATACAGGGAGGACAACTACATTAACAACACGATGCTAAACTTTGCAACTTTCAACGACTTTTGTCATTTCGTCATGAGATTTTCTCGTTAAATAATAGATGCTGCCTGATATTACAGGCCCCAAGGTGCTCCCGCCGAGCTTACTTTTCGTCGTGCTCTCGTCAGGTGTAGTTAAGTATGGAATTGCTTTCAATGCTCTTTTGATGACTATTTTACTAACTTTTATTTTCCGCTACATTCTTCGTGTGACTTATAAACCGGCCGACATCATCATGCCAGCGCTGCTGTATGGAGTCCTGCAACCAGGTAACTTGATCACTATACCAACAGGTGAGCCCGAAAATAGCCCAACCGTGCTTATTACTCACACCTTTATCTATGCCGTGACTTTCGCGTTATTGCGAATCCAATTTCCTTCGTTTTATTAACAAAACGAGGCCGAAGGCCTCGACTTTGAGCTTGTGCGGCAAGGCTCCGCCTTGATTTTTTGTTCTATTATTAATGGTCAAGCATCTCGCCATCGGACCTGGTTTCATAGGGTATTTCGCATATGTGGGAGCCCTCAAGAAACTGGCCGACGAAGGAAAGCTGGACAATCTCGAGGAGATGTCCGGGTCTTCCGCAGGCGGCCTGGCCTCTTTCATGTACATTGCCTCAAAGGGCAATTTTGAACGAATTATGAATGTTTCGCTCAAAATTCCTCTCAAAACCCTTATGAAACCACACCTCAAAACACTATTGACCGAGTATGGTCTCGTTCAGTACGATAAAGTCCGTAAACTTGTCAGTGAGACACTTTCTAAGATTATTCCTGGTCGGACCGACATAACATTTAAAGAGCTTTACCAGCATTTCCCGATCAAACTACACGTGGCTGGATTTTGTATCGAATTACAAAAGACGGTTTACTTTTCGGTCGATAATGAGCCCGATATGAGTGTCGTGCACGCTCTTTGCATAACAGTCTGCGTCCCGATGCTATTTCCACCCTGCAAATACAAAGAATGGAAATACTTGGATGGCGCGATGGCCGAGACGACACCTTGTGGACCCTTTGTCGGTCGACAAGATAGTTTGGCTTTGTGTCTAAAATTTGATTTTAATTATGTAACACAAGCAGAAGATTTCAAGTCGTATATACAACTCATACTAACATCCGTACAGAAGAATCGGTTCAGTTACTGCGACAGTATTCCGCACGTCTATATAGACATGAGTGGGTTTGACGTATTCAATCTAGCTTCAGAAACTGAGGAAAAGATGAGAATGTTTGTGCACGGCCATACAAAATTACTGGTTTCATAAACAGCTTCGAGGCCCCGATATCAACCTTGAAATGATCCGCCTCATAGGCCCGGGCCATCACGTCAAACAGGTCAAGCACATCCCCGACCGAAGTATGAGTCTGAACATAGTCACTGCCCCGTATGTGGCGCACATACGTTTCGAGACGCGAATCTGTCCCAACGGCCCTGTTAAACTTTGGGCACAAAGTCGTCAAAAACCTCTGCGTACAAACCAGGGTCAACTTGTTCCATCCAGAGATGTAACAGCCATTCTCTGGCCGGAAGATGAAATCCTTTGTAAATATACCGCGCTCACCAAGAATATCAGAGGTATCTGCCAGAAACTGCAGGTCCCGGTCGAGCGCGTGACCCATAACGATTCCATCCGTGTTTTTGAGAATAAACCTGACCGCCACCTTGAGAGCCATTTTCAAAGTCGGAACCTTGACGACCGGAAAGTTATTCTCGTGCGACAGTTGCTGAGATTTCTTCAACTTGCCTTGGACTCTCTCGCTCAACTCGACGGCCGGACTCTTCAGAGAGTTTCCGATGATTATGTTTACCCCAAGGCCTCGATACGTCTCGGTCTTGTTCACAAAGACCGGAGCATGTCCGCGACCAAAAGACGCCCAGTGCTTGATCGTCTCAAAGTGGCCAGTCACGATTGAAATGTCGTGCACAAGCGACTTGCCATTTGCAAGCTTCACCGATTCGCAGTCTATGAATGCAATGTCCATGCATTGGATGCGGGCATTTTCTCTAAGTGTATAGTAGATGATACCTCTCTCTGTATCGCTCAGCCACTTTGGCTACAGTTCGAAAATACCAGTCCAGGCACGACTTGCAGCCTTGCTTCGGGCCGCGAAAAAGTACGGCCACATGTCGGTAAGTACCAGATTGACCTATGTTATTCGCCGGACCAAGGATCCAAAGACCAAGCTTATATTTCAATCAGACAGAGATGTAGTTAGGAAATTTTTTAAACGCGTAAAGTGAATATATAAAGATTTTTTACAAGGTTCCTCTATGTTTGTTGAAATTCTTAAACGCATACACGAATCTTTGGGCCCGGGCTATTCAGAGGCTATCTATCACAATGCACTCGAGATTGAACTTCGTCGGCTGAACATCCAGTACGAAACTGAACGAATCATCCCCGTTACATATCACGACCATGTCATAGGTAACCTCAGGGCTGACATTATCGTCGACCGCTCATTCATCATCGAACTCAAGGCGGTCCGGTCCTTGAGTGACGAGCACGTGGACCAAGTCAGGCGGTACCTACAACTGACAGGTATCAAACGAGGTCTGGCTGTCAACTTTGGACGCAAGTTAGAAACGCGTGAAGTAAATCTTGACGAAGAATAAATGGCGAAGAAAGGGTTTGTTTACACGTGGAAGGATTCGACGGCGGCTGACAAGATGAAGTCTCTGAACTTGGACTGGTACTATACCTGGAGTCCAAATCAGATTAAAGGTCTCGATATTCCGTTTGTTCCTATGATTTGGAGCCCCAAGCAGCTTGGTACTCTGCTTACACTCAAGGGTGACACCATCTTGGGCTTTAACGAGCCCGACCGGTCTGACCAGTCAAATGTTTCAGTGGCTGATGCTGTTCGCCTCTGGCCCCAGCTTATCCGGACCGGTAAGCGTATTGGTAGCTGTGCAACGGCCAGCAACCCCACAACCCCTGGTTGGCAGCAGGATTTCATGACCCAGACCAATGTCGGGGTTGACTTTATCACCGTTCACTGGTATGCACCACCAAATGCTCACTCACTTCTGGCCGAGCTCCAGACTCTGTATGAGGAGTACAAGAAACCAATCTGGATCACAGAGTTTGCAGTTGCTGACTGGAAGAATATGACCGGTGGTTTTGCCAATGACAAGGTTATTGAGTTTATGAAGGATGTTCTGCCGGTCCTTGACGAGCTTCCTTACGTTGAGAAATACGCATGGAAGACTCGGTCACCCTCTGATGCGAATATGGGCACAAGTGCTCTTTTCAACGATGATGGGTCCTTGACTGATCTGGGCAAGGTGTATGCGGCCCACGGTACTCGCTGTGCGTGCGGATGCGGACCGGACTGCACGGGTTGTGCGTGCAATTGCGAGTGCTGCCCCCACCCTACTCCAACCCCAGAGGCTCCAGCCCCAGAGGTCACCCGGATCGAGGCCCTAGGAGCTATTGTGAATGAAAATGTTGACCAACAGTAAGGATGTCTGAAAATTACAAGACAGCTTGGCTCGATAGCAAGGGTCGCGTTATTTATCGGTCCCCAAAGGGGGCTTTGTATGTGAAGAGTGCTACCGGTAAGAAAATATACGGTGTGAAACCGAACAAGCCGGCGAACAAGCCGGCAAACAAGCCGGGCCTCCAGAATCTCAATAAGCTTGTATTGTCCCATATAGCTAAAAGTTTGGGTAGCAAGAATACTATGAGTCTTGCAAAGGCGCTCAATAACCAAAACTTGAAGAGGCAGGCTGCACTCAAGACTATTAAACAACACTTTAACCGGTTTAACCGAACGGTTACGTTTATGTTCAGGGTCAGTATAGAATACCCAATCGATAACATGACCGACGCTAAACGCGTGGCGAAATGGTTCGAAAGTTTTATGTACTATTATGATGATGTGCTTGAATCTTTTACAGTTCAACCACAGCTTGTTACAATTCCTAAAAGACCTAATAGTCCATTCTCCGCTAAATCTGAGTACTGTATGGTGGGTAGATTTAAACTAGACCCGTATATTGTCGAGGATGCAATCTCTCGTCATGCACTCCCACGAGATATAAAAAACACGATGAAAGAGCTTATCAATCCAGATGATGACGGAAACTTCCCTATAACTTTTGAAGGCCAGGAATATCTCGTCTCAGGCTACAGCCCAAAACTTATTAGCATAGAGTAAGATGCCGCGTCATCCACGTCACACGGTCGTCACACGGAAATGGCCAGAGAGGTATTTCACTGGTTTAAGTCCTGCACAGAGACTTACACGAGAGAAAGAGTTGCTCAAGCGGAGGCGAGTGGCCCATCCAAAGATGGGCAATACAAACAAGGGTGGTACGAAGAAAAAGTCCAAGTGGACAAATCTGTTCCACAAGACGTACCCTGGTCTCAAGTTTAACAAGAATCTTATTGCGGCCAGGACGGGAATCCCAAGAGGGACTTTGAATATAGTTTACGATAGAGGACTCAAGGCGTGGAAGACGGGTGGTTCACGGCCAGGGGCTAGTCCCCAGCAGTGGGCCATTGCCCGTGTGTACAAATTCGTTTTGGTTACAAAGCACAAGGCACCTGAAGCCTGGTACGTTACTAAGTTTGATCCTAATCAGAACCTACGTTAACCATCGTAGGGGTTGAGCAAAAAGGGCTTGAGGCACTTTGAGTCTGATGGCAGAGGCACAGACTCTGGGCCCTTGGTCTGGATCATCCGACGGAAACCATAGTTATCCTCATCAGCGATACCAGCATTCTTCATCAAAGAGTCAGTCATGAGACGATTAGACAAGTTAAGAGTGAGGCAGCGGCCATCAGCCATTCCGATGCGCTGAGACATTTATATTACACTAGGTTTTTTTAATAAGTCCCGTAATTCCCCTGCAGCACCTTGACCCAGTCTTCAAACTTGGCCCCCAGGAACATTTCGCGATGATTCTCCTTCTGATTCTTGGCAACTCGGACTGAACCATCAATCTTCTGATTGATCACCTTGTACGCGTATGCAATCTCCTTGAGCGTGCGGGCGCCCGTGATGATAATCTCTCCGCTGCTGAATATATTCGACGCTATTCTCTTCATATCCGGCATAGGCTTGAACTTGAGCTTTAGAGCCGAGTACTGTGCCGGGTTGTAGTTCCACTCGAAACGGTTATCTGAATCAACCTTTTCAATCAGTTTGTACAAGTCAATAGACTGATTGAGAGAGAAATTGGTATTGATCATCACAATCTCGGGCGGGGTATGGACCATGTCCTTTTTGCCCAGAATCATACTGAGCAAAAGTGTGACCTGGCTCATAATATTGTCACAGTCTATCGGGCTCGCACACCCTGATATGTGAATAGACCCATTCGGGAACACCTTGACGTTTTTGTTAGAGTACTGGTCCTGATATGTGAGCGTCACCTGGTTATAAAAGGTTGTGTACTTGCGGCGCCACTCATTTCCGGGACCCTTCGAGTCCTTGATACGGACATAAATCTTGCGCACGCGCCGAAAAACTTTCTCAATCCTGTCCAGGTCAAGTTCGCAATTAAACTTGGACAACATCGTTATGGTTGTCATCTTTATCCATGATGGTCGCAGATTCTCAGGAATCTGATTACGGAACTTGTTGACCGTCAGGATATACTCGGCGACGCTCGTCGACGTCATGGCGCATTCTGCCATTTGAACCTACTTAAGAGGCCCGTGTTGTCTTTAACCACCCTTTTTAAAAGAAGCTATTGTTGTTTTTCTTCGCCTCGTTTGCAGCCTTGTTGGCGGCGGTTGCAGCCTCCTTCGCGGCGTTCACTGCGTTCTGAGCAACCTTCACAATGTTATTCTTGCTGTTGCTGTTGTTCACGTTGTTCAGCTTTTTGGCAGCTTCGTTCGCCTTGTTGGCAGCCTCCCGTGCAGCGTTGTTCGCCTTGTTGGCAACGTTGTTTGCCTTGTTGTTATTCTTAGCAGCAGTGTTGCAATTCTTGGCGGCGTTGTTCGCCTTGTGTGCGGCATTCTCAGCCTTGTTTGCAGCCTCCTTTGCCTCGTTCACGGCATTATTCACCTTGGAAGCGATATTGTTCAGCTTGTTAACAACCTTATTAAGATCACCGTTGGACATTTATTATACACCTGGAAAAAAAGGGTGCGCTTCCTGCACCCGTGTCCTGACCCCCTTCGAGCCTCTCATAAAAAACTCACGACCCTCCCCAAAAAGGGTGCTCATCCTTGACCCGTGTCATTCCGCTTGTGGCCTCCTGAAAAAAAATGGACCGCTTCAAGGGCTCTCTCATTGCACCCTACCAGAATGAGGGTGTTGACTGGATGACCCGCCGCGAAAAGTCAAGCCCGTACTCCGGTGGCTTTCTCTGTGACGAGATGGGTCTCGGAAAGACTGTTCAGACTATCGCCACTATTCTGCAGAATGGTGGCAAGACCCTGATCGTCTGCCCGAGGTCTGTTGTCCCGCAGTGGAAGGCTGAGATTAAGCGGTTTTCCGACTTGAAGGCTTGTATCTGGGATCGCACCACACCAAGCTATACCGAGTATGATGTGGTGATTACCACCTATGCCATGATCATCCCAGTCGGAGACCGCGATACCACCGCCCTGCACGGTCAAGTGTGGGACCGGATTGTACTGGACGAAGCGCACGAGATTCGAAACAAGGCTACAAAGACCTTCAAGAGTGCTATTCGATTCCGGGCGAATGCGCGGTGGCTCCTCACAGGCACACCCGTCTTCAACTCTATGCGGGACTTTGTATCGCTCTGCATGTTTATGGGAGCGGACAAGGGTGAAGTCCAGCGCAACTATGACTGGCTGAAGGATAACTTGGTTCTGCGCCGAACTAAGGAGTCAGTCTGTCAGTTTAACGACAAGCTGCGCTTGCCCGACTGTGAGTTTGAGAATATGGAGCTTGAGATGTACCCTGAGGAGAATCAGCTATACCAGGCGGTCTATGATGAGGCCCAAGACAAGGTGAAGGATATCCTGAGAAACGCACCGGTCAATATGCAGGTGATGTATATCCTTGAGCAGATCCTGCGGTGCCGCCAACTCATGATCTGGCCCCAGATGTACCTGGATGGTATCGCCGCGAAGGACAACTCGGATGTCGAGTACTGGGAGGGGCGGTCCAAGAAAATGGAGACGCTTATCCAGTGCATCGAAAAGCACCCCGATGAAAAGGCGCTCGTCTTCTGCCAGTTTCGCGGTGAGATGGACCGGATCTATGAGCTCTTGTATGACAAGAATATCTTCACCTACCGGATTGATGGCAGCATCAGCAAGGAGGACCGTGAGGAGCAGATTGAGCGCTTCAAGCGCCGCCAGTCCGGATGTGTCTTCCTGATTCAGATCAAGGCGGGTGGTGTCGGGCTCAATCTTCAGGAGGCTACTCGCGTGTACATCACTGCTCCGAGCTGGAATCCAGCCACCGAGTTGCAGGCTATTGGCCGATCGCACCGTACCGGGCAGAACCGGAAGGTGTATGTGAAGAAACTGGTCTACACGGACCACAATAGCATTGAAGAGGCGATCATGAATATCCAGGGCCACAAAGCGGTTGTTTGTTCGGAGGTGCTGAACGACCCCAAGTTTGCTGAAAAGCTGCCAAAGTTGAAGGCCCCGATGAATGTCAGGGCGCTGGGGCGCATTTTCTCGCGGGCAGATTAGAGTGACAAAAAAATTATATGTGTAATTTACAAATGACTGTTGGTTCAAAGCGTGAGGTTATGTCTGGTAAGGCGTCCAAGACTACAGGTGGCGTTACGGCCGAAGGCCTGAAGCGCACATCGAAGGGTCGCATTGTCTCCAAGGCGAAGAGCGAGGCTGCAGTTGCCAGCCCAGCTCTGGCTGCATGGCGCAAGGCTGCCGAAAAGGCCCGTAAGGAGTTGGGCATCACTGGTTTCGAGCCCCTGAAAAAGGGCACCGCATACTATGCCCTGACCAAGAAATACTATACCCAGGATTACAACACACTCGGCTCTTTCCCCCTTACTAACTAAAGCGTCCATGTGGATACTTGAAAATACCCAAATGTGACGTTATTTACTTGTTGTATCCGTTGTTGTTGTTGTTGTTGTTGTTGTTCCTGTTGAACCCGTTGTTATTGATATTTTTGTTTATGTAACGCTTGTTATTGTTGTTATCAATGTAATAACGGCGACCTGAAGATCCGGCGTACACGTTGTTTCCGTTGTACGTCAGGTATACCCGGTTACCGTTATTATTAAAGTAGTACTGGCGTCCATTCGAGTTGGTGTAGATTGCGTTATCGTTATTCGAAGAGAAGAAGATCCCCATTATAATATGCCACTAAAAAGAAATTTTGTCTCTCTAGGCTCGTACTTGTACCTGATCTGTGATGCCCTGATAGTGAGTCCGTATTGCTCCTTGAAATAGTACACCGAGGGTATCTCAATTATAGCCAGAAGCTCACAGTCTCGAAGGGTCCCTTCCTGAATATTTACATTCTCAACCTGCTGAACCCAATTCATAATCAGGGTCGTCTCTTCAATCTTGACTCTCAAGTTGTCATCCTTGAAGTTTGACACGAAAGGCTCTGGTGCACCAATTGCATCTTCCAAGTCTCCGAACCAGTTCTGAAACGAAGGATGTGACGCGTAATCGATATTCATGGAATACATGACATTTCCCCGGTCATTCGTAAACTCGTTAAACCCGTAGTTACATCTACCGAGGGGGATCTGGAACTTTAGAGGCTCGTCGTTATACTTGATATCGTAACCCCCTCTTGACCCCGGAACTTTTTTAATTTTAGTAAAATCAATCTCGTGCCAGAGCATTTACTTAGAATAGGTGATTCTTTTTAATAGATCTCTGCGTCGGATTGCCACACAAACTGCGCCTCCATGATGGAGTTATCCATGAATTTCGAACCAGTATTTGTAAAGTTGAATGAGAAACCATACTCCGAACTCAAGTAAGAGTTGATAGCCTGAGTCCCTTTGAGTGCCCCGTCGCCATAATAAGCCACAAATTGACTGACGTTTGTATTTGCTGACAAGTTTGACAAGTCCCGATAGACTGAAACATTTGCGTGGGCACGTTTTGTAACTACATAAGGTATACTGTTGATACGACCGGAACCGAGAGCCGCAGCGTATTGTATATCCGGATTGGTTTCAAAGTATCTCTGACACATCCGGGTTGTTTCGGACAATAAACGAATTTCAAATGGTGTAGTTATTGTTCCGAGCTCAATTTGAACTCCGGTCACTTGTATAAATGCAGTGTTTTGGGGCCAAGGGACTGCTCCAGTGACTGCGACCGGTGCGTATCCGGGCGAAGCAGTCCAGTTTGTTGTTGACGCTACATTTGCTCGGCTACTTCCCCATGAAACACCAAAGAGACAAACCTCAAGTGATCCGGCCGTTCCAGTTCCCCAAGTTCCTATCGTACAAGGGGGTATATATACTGTATATCTGTTCCAGGTATTTGTCAGTGTGACCAAGTTGGCATAGTATGTATTATCAATCTTGGACCGAACAATGACTGAATAGTCTCCAGTTATGGTCGTGTTTGCATAAAACGAAAAGACCATGGGCTTCGCGGTAGCTTGCCCGAGTCTTAGATCGTATACACCAGATGCCTCTATAGTCTGGACCAGTGGGCATATCCAGGTGTTATCGGTCACGGCACCCATTGAACGAGTCACAAAGACGTTTGCGACATTTGAAAACCCGTTATTTTGACCGATCGAGACATCTTGACGTATAGTCATAGAAACGTTCGATGTTGTCAAGTTTCCAACATCTATGTGCCACCGATCCATGACCCAAGAGTTTGAAAGAGCGAAGGATGATGTATTTGATATTGTGATACTGTTTGCCCGGCTCACTATTCGAAATGTACCGTTTATGAGACGGTTCCGGTACCCTGAAAAATTCTCAAAGGATACGTGGTTCGAAAAGTAACCCTGGCCAGTCACGTACAGAGCATACGGTGGAACACTGGCCACCCCACCACCGACAGCAAGGTTCGACTGGATAAGCACATTTGAAGCTATATTGAGACTCGGGCCGTACAAACCGAGTGACGATATGTTCGATGTTACAAATCTTTGAGCTGCGGCCGTGCCAGTTGATACATCCAGGTTGTATTGCGGGTTCACTGCTCCTATACCGACACTGTTTGCATAGTAGATGTTCGAACCGGACGAAATCCACTGGGTACCGGGGGTTCCGCCAGGTCCTCCGCTCGCAAGTCCACCACCCTGTAAAGGTGTTATGGTCAGATATGTCCCGCCCCTATTGTCGCTCGTCTGGTGCAGAATACCACCATCCACCTTGAACAGGTCCAGGTAGTAGTACAAGCTAGTATCCGTGATGTTGAACGGAATCTCTATGAGTTCCGTGGGATTCTGGCTCAGGAACGTAGTGTATCTGTACATGTAGCCTTGATCCTGCCCGTGTATGTCTGCCACATTCGAACCTAGTGCCAAACCTGTTACATTGTCTGAACTGAGGAAGACGGCAGAGAGCTTATAAGCGCCAGCCCTTGAAAACCTGAAGTTTCCGTTGGATGTGATGGTGATGAGAGTCGATGTTCCAGTGATTGTAAAGCCGTTTGATAGACCGACGCTCAAAGGGTACGTAGTTTCGTAGAGCGCACCAGTATAAGGTGTCTGGACCGCAATGTCCGAAGGCAGGGACAGGTAGTAGCCGCCTCCGGAACCAATAGGATCACCTATAGAAGAGAATACATTACCAGAGACGATTATGTTACCGGTCAGGTATGTATTACCGGTTGCTGTTGCTGGCAGAATGTTTGATGTTACGGTCAGGTAACTGATATTTGCAAGGTTCGACCTGAGTGAGGTGATGTTCCCGGTCACTGTATTACTCAGATTGACATTCAGAGTCGAGACGTTTCCGGTGACAACTCCAAGGGTCGTGACATTTCCAGTGACTGTGTTGCTCAGGTTGACATTCAGGGTCGCCACATTGCCAGTAAGGACTCCAAGGCTTGTTACGTTTGCGGTAGAGAGGTTACTCGTGTAGACGTTCAGGGTTGTCACATTCTCATTGAGACTTGTTAGGGTCGAGACGTTTGCACTCACAAGGTTCGAGGTGACCAAATTGGCCGAGTTGATATTGGCCGTAAGGACTCCGAGGGTCGTGACATTGCCAGTGGCTGTGTTGCTGCTACTGACGTTGAGTGTGGTGATATTGGAGTTTGTACTTGTGAAATTGGCTATGTTGCCATTCACAACCCCGAGACTTGTGATGTTGCCGGTGGTTGTATTACTTGTGTAAACATTCAGGGTCGCGAGGTTCGAGTTGAGCGAAGTGAGGGTCGAGACGTTTGCGCTTACCAAGTTGGAGGTGACAAGGTTTGCAGAGTTGATATTGGCCGTAAGGACTCCGAGGGTTGTCACGTTGCCTGTAGCCGTGTTGCTCGTAAAGACATTCAGGGTCGTAACGTTTCCGGTCAGAACCCCGAGACTTGTGATATTTGCAGTGGCTGTATTGCTTGTGAGGACATTGAGAGTCCCAACGTTGGAGTTTGCGCTTGAAAAGTTAATCACGTTGCTAGTCACTGTATTGCTCAAGTTGACATTGAGGGTTGCAACGTTTCCGGTCAGAACCCCGAGGGTCGTGACATTACCTGTTGTTGTATTACTCGTGAAAACGTTCAAGGTTGCCACATTCTCGTTGAGACTGGTCAGGGTTGAGATATTTGCACTCACCAAGTTGGATGTGACCAAGTTGGCCGAGTTGATGTTGGCCGTAAGGACTCCGAGGGTCGTAACATTTGCAGTGGCTGTGTTGCTGAAAGATACATTGAGGGTCGAGATGTTCGAGTTGGTCGATGTAAGTACCGAAATATTTGCACTTGTAAGGTTTGCCGAGTTGATATTGGCCGTAAGGACGCCCAGGTTTGTAACATTCCCTGTGGTTGTGTTACTGCTATTGACATTGAGTGTCGAGATGTTCGAGTTGAGACTGGTCAAGGTTGATACGTTTGCGCTCACAAGGTTCGAGGTGACCAAATTGGCCGAGTTGATATTGGCCGTGAGGACACCGAGGGTTGTCACGTTACCTGTACCTGTATTGCTCGTGAAAACGTTGAGGGTCGCGACATTAGAGTTGAGAGATGTGAGTGTTGATACGTTTGCACTTAACAGGTTGGAGGTGACCAGATTGGCCGAGTTGATATTGATAGTCAGAACTCCTAAGGTGGTTACATTACCTGTAGTTGTATTACTTGTATAGACGTTGAGGGTCGTGACATTCTCGTTAAGACTTGTCAGGGTCGAGATATTGGCACTCACCAAATTGGATGTGACTAGGTTGGCCGAGTTGATATTGACAGTCAGGACTCCAAGAGTCGTAACGTTCCCCGTAGTTGTATTACTTGTGTAGACATTGAGGGTCGTGACATTCTCATTCAGGCTCGTCAGAGTTGAGATATTGGCACTCACAAGGTTCGAGGTTACTAGGTTTGCAGAGTTGATATTGGCCGTGAGGACACCGAGGGTCGTAACGTTCCCCGTAGCTGTATTGCTTGTGAAGACATTGAGGGTCGATACATTCCCTGCCAAGACCCCAAGGGTTGTGACGTTGCTAGTGGCTGTGTTGCTAGAAGAAACGTTGAGGGTCGTGATGTTCGAGTTGAGGCTCGTCAGGGTCGATATATTTGCACCTGTTATGTTTGCCGAGTTGATATTGGCCGTGAGGACTCCCAGGTTTGTAACGTTACCGGTGGCTGTGTTACTTGTGAAGACGTTGAGGGTCGAGACATTCCCTGCCAAGACCCCAAGGGTTGTGACGTTGCCGGTGGCTGTGTTGCTTGTGAAAACATTGAGGGTCCAGGTGTTCGAGTTGAGGACCCCTAGGGTTGTGACGTTTGCGGTCGCAAGGTTGGCCGTAGTTATGTTTGACACAGACGCGTTCAAGTTTAGGACATTTTCACTTACTATGTTGGCCGTTGTCACAGAGAGTACCGCTAGGTTCGAGTTGAGGGATGTAAGGGTCGAGACGTTTGCGCTTACCAAGTTGGAGGTGACCAAGTTTGCCGAGTTGATATTGGCCGTGAGGACTCCGAGGGTCGTAACATTTCCCGTGGCTGTGTTGCTCGTGTAGACGTTGAGGGTTGCAACGTTCCCTGTCAGAACCCCGAGGCTCGTGACGTTGCTAGTGGCTGTGTTGCTCGTGTAGGTGTTCAAGGTTGTGATGTTTGAGGCCGAAACATATAGCTGGGCTATATTTGCTTGGAGCGCAGAAAGGGTCGAGACGTTACCGGTCAGTGTGTTGCTAGTGAATGCATTGAGGGTGGTTATGTTCGAGAGCAAGGACGTAAGGTTCGAGACGTTCCCTATGAGTGTGTTGCTCGAGTAAACGTTGAGGCCGAGGATATTTGACTGGTACGAAGTAAAGTTTACAACGTTACCGGTTTGGGTATTACTTGTCCATGTGTTTGTGGTTGTCACGTTGGCCGAAAGAGCTGACAAGTTTGAAATGTTCGACGTGCTCATGGCAACGGTCGCGGCATTGAGTACGGCTATGTTTGAAATAGTCTGGTAAGACTGGAAGGTGTTGAGGGTGGCGATATTCGCGTTGAGGACCCCGAGACTACTTACGTTTCCGGTCTGTGTGTTTGAAATGACAAGATTGGCCGTAGCGCATATAAGGTTTGTGATGTTTGAAAATGCTACATTTTCATAGACAGCCCCGAAGAATGTTGCGTTTGCTAGTGCTATGTTTATGAAACCCGAAACGTTCGAGTTTGTTACGTTTGATCGAGACGCAATGATCTTGTCGGCAAAAGTCACAAGTCCTGGTTGGGTCACAAACGAGTTTAGTATATTGACGTTTCCATCAACTGTTAGTTTTCCAAGTGTCGTATTTGCAGTTCCGATAGCCACGTTTGAAATTAGGTACACATCTCTTTCTACGTTTGTCCACTGCGATGAAACGATGGCTGTATTCTGGGCCGAAGTCACCCGGCCGTATATATCGACTAGTATCTGAGACACGTTAGAGATGGACCCATAAGATCCCGGGTTTACACCCGAGGGTGGGAGTGAATTTGAGTAAATTACACCCACTACGTTTGAACCTTGTATGTTTGAGAGGCCCGATCCGTTTCCGGTGTATAAGTTGGCTGTTATTTTAGTAAACACATTGAGATAGTCGAGAGTACCCACGGATGTTATATTGGACTGGCTAGTCCCAGAAACTGACGCAGCCACAGGCACTATACCAACCACATTAGAGGCTGGTATGCTCGAAAGACCCGAACCAACTCCTGCAAATGATCCAGAGAGAGTTTGGCCGGTCACTGTCAAGCTCGTGAGAGTTCCGACCGAGGTGATATTTGGTTGTGCGCTGTTTGTGACTGAGGCCGCAGTCGCAACTGGTCCGATCAAGTTGGACGCGTTGAGATTTCCAATAGCAGAGCCATTGGCCGAGACGATTGTAGGCACCTGCAGGACCCCGTTGATAGTAAGGCCCGTGAGTGTCCCGACCGAAGTGATGTTTGGTTGAGCATTTGCGGTGACTGACTTGGCCACGTCCAAAATTCCAATCGTATTCGCCAGTTGTATGTTTGAAAGGGCCGAACCATCACCGGCCAATTTGTAAGCTGAAAAGTTGCCATTCACAGTAAGACCCGTGAGATTTCCGACCGAGGTGATGTTTGGCTGTGCAGGGTTAAGGACCGAATAAGCCGTGTTCACGGGTCCAAGGATATTTGAACCGTAAATATTTGATAGAGCCCAACCGTTTCCAGAAATATTGCCCGTGACTATATTTCCGGTAACTGCAAGGTTCCCGAGTGTGCCAACGTTTGTTACCAGATTCTGGTTTGCCGTCCTGAGTGTCCCGTACAAGTAATTGGCCGTCAGAGAGTCTGTTATCAGTGCGTTACCTACCACTTCCAAGTTTGAAAGTGGTAAACTCGTACCGATTCCGACTGAATTCATAAAGTAAATGTTTCCATCCGGGTTACTGGTCCATTGGCTAGACAACTGGAAACCGGCTATATTGGCAACATACAGATTGGAGACGAAAAGGTTGCCCGTCACTGATACATTCCCATTTGAGCCAGTGATATTTGCGGTCGTCAAGAGTCCGTTGGTCGTGAGCGAAGTGAGATTACCCAAAGAGGTGATCAGGGGTTGGCTTGCTTTTGACACGGTCCCGTAGATGTTGGTCGCCCAGAGGTTTTGTACGTTTGAGTTTCCGGAAACGTTGAGACTTGTCAGGATTCCGGTCGAAGTGATGTTTGGTTGGGCGCTTGTCATGAGGGAACCAGTGAGGGCCGTGAGGTTGGATACGCCCGTGACGTTTACTGATGTCAAAGTACCGACCGAGGTGATATTTGGCTGAGCCGCATCCACAACTTGGTGGGCCGATTGAACAACCCCTGTAACGTTCGACCCGTTGATACCAGAAAGGCCTGAGCCATCGCCGTAAAAATGAGACCCGTACAAGCTCGACACGTTTGAAGTACCTGCGACATTGAGTGATGTCAGGGTTCCAACTGTAGTTATGAATGGCTGGGCCGGAGTCATGACGGTTCCATAAATATTGGTCGTGTAGACATTCGACACAAAGTTGGCCGTTATGACATTTATTCCGGATGCTGTTATCCTTCCGGCGACTACAAGATTGCTCAAGATACCGACCGTTGTAATAAGTGGCTGGTATGGTGTAGAGATAGTCCCGTAGATGTTCGAGGCGAGTATATTTCCCGCTATAAATACATTTCCATTGGCACCTGCTATATTTGCCAAGGGACTTATAACAATAGTCGACCCGTTGCTATCACAGCACCTGGGAGGACCATTTGCGATGCTGTCACACATCTTACTACTTTTGACCTTTATTTTATTCGCGACGTTTCTTCAAGAATGTTATAATAAGCAAACCAATAAAAAGAATAGCTACTGATATAGCCGCTATGTATCTGTGGCGTGTAGGAACTCCGGATGCCATTTCTACTGGAGGGGGCAAAGTCAGAGGTCGGTCGACTTCTGGAACTTGGAGGAGTGAATGAATTCTGAGTGTGAATGAGTTATTTTCAAGACCGTTGAAGGCTACCGGTAGCCCGTTAATATCGAGCCACCGGATAGTCAGGCGCGACAACTTGTCAACCCTGGTTGGGTACTTTGTCGAAATAGTATAGTCTGATTTCTCTTTGAAGGTCTTTACGTACCCACTGGGAACATCCATGTGTATCATCGCAAAGGAAGTGGCCGATGTCGAACTTTGGTACGTCTGAAATGAAGTTGTTCGGCCGATAACAGCCGAAAAAGTGTCTCCTACCGCGAGACCTGGGAATACTTGGGGATCGTATGTTACTACGACATTTGACCCGGCTATAGAGTCGATTCGGACCTGGCCGGTCAAGTTTGGGGCAACAACACGGTTTCCGGGATTGTATCCGCTCACACTGTTGAGTCTTATACTGGCCGAAGTGACTATTGTTTGAAAGGTTGTTCCAGAAGGAATACCAGGGCATATCTGAAAATCACAGCTTATGGTCACGTTGAGACCTGCTATATTTGTAATACGGATAGTACCTATGAGGAAAGTCATGAGGACCTGCATTCCATTCACGAGCCCACTCGTCGAGACGACCGGGAGGACCAGTGAACTTATGTAGCCCGTGGCGGCTACATCGGCCGATAAAGTCATATTGACATAGTTTGTCGCCGGGACAACTTGGGCGACGGTTGTTGTTACGGGTGTATCACCGACCACATTCGACAGGGGCATATTGATGATTCTTTTGGCGTCAATCGTAGTCTGACACCGGAGCTCATCAACATCAAGCCAGACATAGTCGTTTGTTGAAAGGTCCACGACGTTTGATGACTTGACGAGATTCATTCCCGAGTAGACTACGTTTGTGGAATAGACCTGGTTTGAAGAGGCCGCAAAGGAACTCGCCGATACAATTCCGATCATGTTTGCAAGTTGACCGGAAGTTGAGAGCGAGCTGAGAGTCGGACTATAAAATATGAAACGGCCTTCGGCTGCTGAATAGTTTACCCGGGTCGTGGACTGGTTCGAGTTGTTAAACTCGTTGCAGAAGCTGGTTGTCGAGTAGAATCCTGGGACCATCAAGATGTTTGATGTGCCGTTGATGACAATGTTTGAGGTGGCAGTGAGGTTATAGGTTGTGTTGGGGATCTTGGCCGAGACCAAATCGACCCTGGTGATGTTTCGGATCGGTGTGGTCAAGTGCAGGGTGTACGAATTACCTGAAGGGTACAGAGTCTGATCCCTATTCTTCGAGTCAACGAAGAGGAGACTGACGTCCTCCATCTATTAATTATCACGGTAATTATAAATTTGAAATGTCGGCACTATTTCAAAATATATCATCTTTAGGTTCTTCGATATTTTCAGGTTCTGGTAGTGCTACTTTATCAATTACAAATCCTACTCCAGTACCGGAACCTACACTTCCTTTAGATGGCTCTACATCTGCACAGGCTGCACCAAGTGCAACATATATCAAGAATCTTACAGGTACAAATACGAATGGTATATACTGGATTAATCTCCCTACAGTAGGAGCTACTCAAACTTATTGTATTATGGATTCGGCAGTTGCTGGTGGTGGCTGGATGTTGGCTCTCAAAGCAACTGCTGGTACAACTTTTCCATATTCATCAACTCATTGGACTTCTGTAACGACACTTAATCCAACAGATTTAACACGAAACAATGGAGATGCCAAATATAATGTAATGAATTACTTTCCGGCAAACGACTTTATGGCTTTATGGCCGGATGTTCCATACAACTACGGAAGCAGTACAAAAGGTGGAGATCTTTGGCTCACCGGGGAACAAAAGTGGTGTTGGCTTGCACCTAATATAAATGGAGGAACAGCTATTACACCAATCAGTTTTTTCAATACTGTAGCTAATGTTAGTCTGAGCTCTGATCCTAGAAATGCGGCTGCCCTTGGAACAGTATTCAGTACAGAAGATGGTAACAGGTTTTATGGTTTCAACTTTACATCTACATCTTGGGCACCAGTTCGATGGGGATTTGCTTTTAATAATGAAACTAACTGGGATTCAAATGATGTGAGTGGCGGAATAGGAATGGACCTCGTCTGGCCATATTCATCTGCTACAGCACATTACTCCGCAGGCGATTGGATCGGATGTTGTCAAACTCAAACTGGTATCAATAGATCTGCTCGCGTTGAATACTATATAAGAAGCACAATATCTACTCTCGACGGTTCGACATCTGCAAGGGCAGCCCCGAGTGCAATGTACATTAAATACCTGACTGGTACTCAGGTAAACGGTGTGTACTGGATAAACCTCCCAACCATTGGAGCAACACAGGTGTATTGTTTGATGGATAGTAAATGGGCTGGCGGAGGCTGGATGATGCTTATGAAAGGAACTCGTGGAACAACTTTTAATTTCAACGCAAATTATTGGACAACAACCAATACTCTTAATCCATCTACTGGTCTCAATCGCAATGACGGAGATGCTAAATTTGACTCGTTTAATTACTACCCATGTCTGGACGTCCTTGCTCTATGGCCAGACCTTACCGCATCTACTGGCGGAAGTATTTCACAGACTGAAAATTGGTCATGGTATGTTCCAAATTACTACAATAAAACATCTGATGGAAGAGCAACTGGGCTCGTCGGATTTTCACTTGAAAAAACACGTGATGTACCCGGGTATGGCACAACACCAACATCTTTTCCCGGATTCAACTCAGCATATTGGTCAACACAAACACCTGCACAGCGGTTTACTTTCGGA